CCTTGGGAGAGACAAGTATATACGACTCTCTTAATGCAGCATTTGGAACAAGTCAAAAAAGCACAAGAGGCAGCTAAGCAGTAATGGCACACGGATACTTATCATATTCAGATACTAGAGGTCAAGTAGATTGGCTCGGTAAAGCTCTTGATGCCATTCAAGATTACCTAGACAAGAAAGAAGAAAAAGAAAAAATTGCAGACGCTGTTGCTGCTAAGGTAATTGTACATGATAATGCACAGAAAGCATTACCACAAGGTCAAACACCTCTATTAAAAGGTGGGAATGAAAAGCAAATAGCAGGAACACCACTGCAAAGAATGCTTGGTGGGACTGCATTACAAAGATCTCTTCCTGGAGCAGTAGCAACTCAACCTGATGTAGTAGGTGGACCACTAGCAAAAGCAGGATTTAGCGGTAGAAGATTAAAACCAGAAGGATTTGTTTCTGATCAAATTGTAGATATTGGTGCGACAAGTCTCGGTGTTGAGAGAGATTTTGGCGGATCTGATATGTTCGTCAAGACTCTCAGTGATGTTTCTGGAGATAGTAGTCAAGTAGTACAGGCAATTGATAGACTGACCATGGTCACCATGACTTTGGTCTCTGCTACACAGGAACAAACAAACAGTCAGAAGCAGATTGCTGCTGCACAGCAACAGCATTCAGATAAATTAGCAAGAAAGTCAATAGCAGCTGCAGAAGAGTCCTCCTTAGAACAAGGTGGAGATCTTTCTGGAAATTCTGCTTACCTTGCACTTGCAGGGCAAAGTATGATGGGTGGTCGTGGTGGCGCTGGCGGTGGTCCTGGTATGGGCATCGGCGGCAAAGTCATGGCAAAGAAACTGCTTGGTGCTGCTACCAAACGAGGTGCCGCTAGAACAGGCACTAGACTGGGTGCTGCCCTTGGTGGTAAAATGTTAGGGGGATTTGGAAAAAGAGCAGGTGCTAAATTAGGTGGAAAAGCAATTGGTAAGGTTGCTGGTGGAGCAATTGCAAAGAGTTTAGGTAAGAAAATTCCACTTGTAGGACTAGGATTAGGTGCTGTTTTTGCTGCTCAGAGAGCAATGCAGGGAGATTTCCTTGGTGCTGGTCTAGAATTAGCATCTGGTGCTGCATCTACTGTTCCTGGTCTTGGTACTGCTGGATCTATTGGTATTGACGCTGCTCTAGCTGCCAGAGACATGACAATGATGGCAGATGGTGGTATTGTTGATGGTGCTACTAATGCAATTATTGGTGAAGATGGAAGAGAAGGTGTTTTCCCACTTGAAGGTCCTCGTGGTAAGAAAACATTTATTCAATTTGGTGAAGGAATTTTAGAAGCACAAAAAAGAAATAAAAAGGAATTTGCTAAAATCCAAGCAGAGGGACTTTCTGAATATTATGATAAGAGAAATGGATGGACGAAATTTATTGATTTTTTAAAAGGTTTACTTCCATGGGTAGATAATCCAGACTTTAATATTTTGAACCCTTCAACGTGGAGTAAAAAGACTGGGAATACCGAGGATGATGATGATGATGATCGCGCTGGTAGATATAAGATTGATCCATCAAAATTTGCAAAGGGCGTATATGGCACAGGATTGGTAACAGGTCCTGCAGGTCAAATTGGGGTTGGTGATGAATATCATCTTGATAGTAAATTTTCCAAAGACATGTCTATGGAAGATCGTGTTAAATTGATGGATCAACTTGCTAGAGGATATGCTGCTAGAGGAAGAGAGATTGAATTCTCTAATGATGCAGTTGCTGGCACCATTTATGATCCTAATGCTACTATGGAAGAGAAGATGGCATTACTCAAAAGAGTACAAGATGCCCATAGTCATTCCTTACATGCAGATTATGATAGTATTGATTACTATATTCCAAACATTGGTAAAGGAAGAGGACATGAAAGTGCAGAGGGTGCTGAAATTCTGATGCCAACTATGGAAGGAGCTCAACTCCAATATGGTCAAGGTGGTGGATGGGGTGCATCTGTTACCATGGTTGATGAGAATGGAAAAGTTCTGATGAAGACGGGACATGGTGATATCAGAGGTGCCAAAACTGGAACTGTTGATCTTTCTCCACCTGAAGAAACTACTACTACTACAGGATCAGAGGAACCAAAACCAACAGGTAATTGGGCATCAAAACTACAACATTTCGGTTTTAATCACAGTTACATTGATTTTGGTCCTGATAATAAGTATCGTGCAATCAAGATGGACAATGGATATGTTATTCATAAAAAAGGTTTTATTCAGAGGAGAGTTTCCACTGATGATGGTGCAAATATGTGGTTAATGAATTCGTTGCTGGAAGCAGGTAATGCACGAGTGAAGTCAGCAACTACAACACCAAATCTAGATCCTATGGGAGATCAAGGTTCATTATCACCAGAAGATGATGGTTCTAATGCATTAAGTGCTACATCTACTGAGGTTGCTCTAGCTGATACTGCAGCATCAGGAACCACAGTTATCAATAATTACACTACTGTTGCTGGAAATACTGGTAATGGTAGTTCTACAGTAGGAAACCAAGTTCCATTTGGATCTGGTGTTGGTGATATGGGCGGAGATGTATATTCAAATACACGTATTAGAACATTGGTGGGATAAATGGAATTTCAATCTTCAACGGATTTTAGGTTAGAGAGTTTTCTGATTACACCACATATTGGTGAAACTATTGATGCAAAAAACTTACTGGTTGCAATGGAGTATTGTGAATCAATTACTTCTCCATTTCTAGTAGCAACTGCTCAAATAGTTGATAGTGTAGGTTTAATAAACACCTTACCCATAAAAGGTGGTGAGATGGTTGAACTAAGAGTTCTCACTTCTGCAAGCGACGAGGTGTACTCTTATAAATTAAAAATCTGGCAAGTTGGAAATCGTTTTGCAGAGCAAAAGAAACAAACATATACTCTTGGATTAATTTCTCCAGAGGCAATTACTAATGAAATATCTAAAGTCACTGTTGGGACAACTGGTAATCCATATTCAATCATTGGTAATTCTCTTAAAACAGACTTAAAAACCGATAAAGAATTCTTTGGTGAAAATTCTTTATTTGAGGTTCAAATGTTACCAGGAGTGAAAAAACCTTTTGAGTTTTATACATCATTGTGTATTAAGAGTGTTTCCCCACAGGCAACATATCAAAGTTCTGGATCAGGAAATACTAACGAAACTATGGAAGAAGTTAAGGGAAGTGGTGGATTTTTCTTTTGGGAGACAAGAAGAGGATATAATTTCTATGCAGTTGATTCATTACTTGCCGATGAAAAAAGTAAATTAAAGTCTAAACAATTAAAGACTACATCTTGGGGCTCTGAACCAGATGAACCATATACAGAAAGACCTGGTAATGTTGGTCAAGGTGGAGATGATAGATTTACAATTAAAAGGTCTGTTTTTGGATCAGAAATTAATTTGATGGAATCTCTCAGGAAGGGAAAACTTGCGTCTAGAGTAGCATTTTTTAATCACTCAACGGGACAATATTCTGAGTATATGTACAGATTATCTGAGAATTACGATAATATGTCACATTTAGGTGGACAATCTATTTTAAGTAAAGTACCATTAGAAGGTGATACAGACTTAGGAGATTGTCCATCTAGAAATTTATCTGTTCTTATAGATCATGAAACTTGGTATAATGAACCAGGAATTGCAAATCCAGAAGACGAAAAGGCAGAAGACCCTACAAAATTTGCCGATTGGCAAAAGTATTATTCTGTACAATCAATTGCACGTTATCAATTACTACAAAATCAAGTATGTACCATTGTTGTTCCAGGAAATTCAGAAATCTGTGCAGGAGATAGAATTAACATTAGACTAATTAGTAAGTTACCAGATGAATTAGCAAAAGATGAACCATATGATCTTGAAAGTAGTGGAGAATATTTGATTGGGGAAGTAACTCATCAATATGATCCTACTATGGGCAATAATGGTAGATTTTTAACAACTCTCCGCCTTATGAGAGATTCTTACGGAATGAAAAACAAGGCATCAGTACACAGCACCTAAATAATCACAGGAGGTAATTACCTATGGACAGCATTGAACAGCATATTGAGAAAGATAAGGAAATTCTTCAAAATCCTTTGACTTCTCCACAGCAGCGTCGCCATATTGAAGGAGAACTGCACGATCTAGAAGAGTATGTTGAGCACCACAAAAAAGAGATTGAGGCAGGTGATCATCACGATCCCTCTCCATTAGAATTGTATTGCGATCAAGAACCTGGAGCTCCTGAATGTAAAGTTCATGATAATTAAGTATGGATGAGGCATTATCGCGTTTGATTCCAACCCAACGCATCGGTAACGATGGTTTTACATGGTGG